TTTTGTTTTTGGTGCTCTTCGAAAGACCCTTATGATATGCTTTCGGTTGAGTTCCTTCTCGGTCTTTGATATCGGGATCTTGAGGGACTTTTATTTTTTCAAGAAGTTCTACAGAATCAATCCATTTGCGTAGTTTCTTGCCATCTGTGCACTCAACGATAACGTAATTTGCTCCGAGTACAGAGATAATACCGACCTCTTCAGTTTCTTTAATAACGACAGTGTCACCAACACTAAAGAGATTTCCTTGAACATATTCTTCTCTTGTTTCAGAAACAACACCAAGATTGATATGGCGTTTGAAAGACTTCTCTTCTGAAAGTCCCATTCCTTTACGAACATCATTGAATAGTTTACGGGCATCCGAATTAGACATGCTTTTCGGCACACCTTGAGAGAATGCCGCAAAATCATTATTAGCAGCATTTGCTCTTTGCTTTGATGCTGACATTCCTTCAACACCCTCGGCATCAGGATCTCTCTCGCCAGCAGAGACGACATCGATTTGTTTGAAATTATAAAACCCATTTCTCATCTTTTGTCCATTATATTTGTTCACCAGAACATCAAACTCTCGTACACGATCTTGACCAACTACCATCGTGACTTTACGATATCCTTGATCATATAATGAAACTAAAGCATCCATGGGAGTCTTTACATTTTTATCGACCATGACATTACGAGCATGCTTTGGAAACATCTTACGGACATGCTTGACTTTATCTGAATAAGAGAGTGGATCTTTTTTAGGATTCTGTGACTGAGAAACGTAAACTTTGTAGTCTGCTTTTCCTGATTTGGCAGCAAGAGTGTCCATCACCTTTCCGTGTCCTACGGTCGGAGGGTTCATTCTACCGAAGGTAAAATAAACCTCACGCTCTTCTTCAATTAGATATTGACTAAAGTTTTTAATCGGCACTCTGAGATCCACGCTTTCTTGCAATTTCTTGTTTTCTTACTTGAGGCAACATTTTTCTCGCAATCTTATCAATTCTTGGTTTCATTTTATCTAGGCGTTTCTCAATTTCTTGTCTGCGAGCGAACGAGAGTTCTGCCTTCGGTATGTCTTTGGTTAGTTTCTTAAAGAGCATTTCTCTTGCTTGGCGACGTGCTCTTTTCTTAAGAACTTCTAAGTTAGCAATTTTTCTTGCAGCACGTTTCCGCCCAAGCGCAATCTTTGCCTTGTACTTTTTAATGTCTCTTGCTTTTTTACGACGTGCAGCAAAGTCGAGTGCTTCGTCTGTGTTCCCTGAGGAGATGTGACGGTGTCTCTTCTGTGCTTGATATGCAAGCTCAGGATCGCCTGACATGGTATAGTCTACATTGACAAAATGCTTAAAACCTAATGGCTTTGCCATTTTTAATTCCTTGTTTGGCTATCCCATCCTTTTAAAATGTCTGGTGAAAAGTTGTTGTATGAAAATTCCATACGGTCAACGAGTTTCACCGCATCACCACCAAGTTTGTCAATCGCCACATAACCTTCTTCGCCAGTTACTTTGTAACCCTGTTTGGTGCGAACAAATGTGTCAATCTTCTTCAAACTATTTAGTTTATTTATAAGTTTTAATTTTGCAAGTACGATCATCTTTTGCAATTCAAACATCTTCTCAAGAGATGCTTTATTTTCTGGAGAGAAAAATTCAAGAACCTCGTCTCGTTTCTTCTCTTGCGCTGATTTGCCTGCAGCAGTCGATCGCTTTTCAATTTCTTTTTGATATTTATCTCGGATATACTGAATCAGTTTTGCTACATGCTTCTTCGAGTCACCAATAACTTCACCGCGACGAACAAACGTGTTGTTGAAAGTCTCAATAGTTTGCGCCAGTGTTGGATTGGATTCGAGTTGTCGAAGAGTCGATCCTGCAACTTGGTTGAAGAGTTTCCCTGCTTTCGATAGATACTCGTTTACTTCTTTTGTGTCTTTTTCTGACATCGTGGCAGAAGTCAGGTCACGAAGGATTGCGTCCTGCGACCAAACATTCTTGCTTTTACGAAGTTTGCTTACATCTACACCATAAGATGCTCGCATATTCTCGAAAGAATTTCCGGTATAGGTAGTATGCCAAACAATGCCAATTTTAGCATTCAAGAGATCTTTCGCCTGATCAGCAGGAACAGCATAGACAATCGTGTTAGGATGAAAGGTTACGTACTGTTGACCATCAATCGTTTTCTTTTTTAGATCTCCTTTTCCGAAAAGGAAATCACCCTGAATCACTCCTTGAATACCAAGTTCTGGTAGATACTTAAGAGCATCCTTGAGTTTTTCTGCGAGATCACCAGAGGTGTCGGCATCAACTTCGGCAGGAGTCTTATACACCTTCGGATTCTTATTGAAGATACCTTTCTTGGCAACAAAAAATTCTCCGTCGCGAGGATCTCTTCCCGCAAAGATAGCAGGAGCACCATCCCATTTAACAGAAACTGTTCCACCTTTACTACCGCCAAGAAGATCGCGTAATTCACGCAGCGCCATGATCGCCTGACGTGTACCATTGACACCACCATAGAGAACCTTGTCCTCGATATGCGTCATATGTGTGTTCTTTTGTTCTGAAATAAACTCTAAAAATCTCATGCCCCTGCCTCTACAAGAATCAAGTCAAAGGCAGCAGTAATTCTCGCATTATTAGTACGGACACTAGCTCTTATATCGATATCTGATTTTTCCGGAATTGGGATCGGTACAGAAAAATCATAAACATATTCTCCACCAGTTCCAGAAACCTCGAATGAGTGACCGACGCGGAATGATTGTTGCCCAAAATATCTAACAAACATATCTCCCGTAGCATCTGCACCTGCTTGGCAACTACAAACACCCTTAGTGATGTATCCAGTATATCCTGCTGGGACAGTATAAATCGCCATTAAGGTTTGAGATTTTCCGGCAGTGATTCGTAGAACCTCTGTGCCACCACGAGAAAACGAGACATTTTGAGCATTATCTCCACTTACCATATATGCCCGATAAACTCTCTTAAATGTTTTTGTTCCATTAACGGTACCAGAACTAGAAAGCGTGAAGGTTTCTGAGATAGGAAGATAATTGGCATCTAGTCCAAAAACTATAACTGTCTTGGTATTATCTGCTGCATCCGCTTGAGCAGCAACCAAGATTCCTGCAGTGTCAAATGCAGACCAAGGATAGACAGTATCATTTTTGTCCCAGATAGTCCCTGTTTGATTTTGTGACATTGCAGGAACAGCACCAAACTTATGCACAAAGTCAGTCCGACTAACAAGTCCGCGAGCAATATTTAAACCAAGATTTCCTTCTAGATACTGTGACATTATTACGATACCTTTAGATGAACTGCTGAAAGTTTAGACTCAGACTTGGCAACTCGGTAGAGATATTCCATGAATTTCTGCTCTCTTCCGCGGATCATCACAAAAATTGAAGTTACATAATATTTAGAAACCAACCATTCTACGTTTTTGCCTTGAAGATTCTTTGCGAAAGTTTTGTAATCAACAGGATTTGGTACCGCACCATCATAAAAACCATAGAACTTTTTGAGGAACTTTTCACGGTCTTTCTTTATCATCGATTCCAATTCTCTTCTGTTCTCTGTCTTGTCTCTCGTGACAGCATAGAGAGCAGAATCAATTCCGCCATGACTCACCTTACCATGTTTTGCGTCCTTCCCGATAATCTCGCACTGAAAGGTAGGGTAGGTCCTAAACTGCATTCTACCACCTTGTCCGAAAAAGATATATCCATCCTTTGATGCAAAATAGTCTTTTAGACCATAAGAGACCTTGCTAAACTTTGGTGCTTTGAATGGTTTTTTATAATTGACTTGAGTCAGTCTTGGTTTACCAGAAACTTTCTTAAGAGAAACTCCAATGATATCGCGATTCGCATATGCCTTTAAGAGTTCGTTATTGAGATATTGAAGAGACTCAGCACCTTGAATATCATACCTTCCTTCAGCACCTTCGGCGACCATCCAAATGTCAGCTGGAGTCCATTTGTTTACGTTTGAAAATGCCTTTTCAATTTTATTTAATTCTTTGAATTTATTTTCAAGAGAGTCAACCCAGGAAGAACCACGGTGAAATGAATACCTTTTTCTACCGAGTGCTTTATACAAAATTCGCGAAGAATTTATTGAAGAGTTGACCCAGTCTTCATCGATGCTGAGAACCTCTTTGAGACTTGAGTCAGTATGGGTTTTTTTAAATGCATCTCGAATTGCATTAGGAGAGAAATCAGTATTTGGATTGTCCCAGATTGCTTGGAGATAAACGCACTGAGCAGACTCTGTCGCTCTCGTGCTATCAGAACCTCCCCCAGAACCACGTCCACCGCCAAACTCTTCAGTTTTTTTCAGATCCCCAAACGAAATCTTCTGTCCATCCATCGTCTCAAGACCAACAGATCGAGCAGTCGCACTGTCCTTTGTTTTGACTGCCTTTTCGATCTCGGAATTATATTTAAGGACTACTTGCTTTCCGTTTGTCAGTTCAAAGGGTTCATTACCTTTGTACTTTCTGAGAAAAATATCTACACGAAATGCGCGATCATCTCGTGTAAGTTCTCCGAAGTTTAGTTTACTTTCAGTGAGAAAGGATCCAAAAGATTTCATCGAGAGTTCCCATATAGATTAAACACCAATGTATTTATATCAGAAAGGAACTTGATGTATTCTCTCGGTTGTACTGTTCTATCGTTTCGCGAAGCGGACGGACCCAGTTATCCCGATGCTCAATGAATATCTGAGGTTCGTGCTCATCGACAGCAATGATCGTGACAAGTTGAACGATCGGCATGCCAGTGCGTTCTTCCCACATGATCGAGTATGCTGCTTCTTGCATAAAGTAATTTTGAATATAGTTCTTACGCTTTGGTTTGCGTGAAGTCTTGAAGTCTATAATGGAGAGTTTACCATCAAACTCAGCGACGCAGTCAACACGACCAGCCACGCCAAGGTGATTGGAATATAAGGGTGCTTCTTGAGCAAAGATTCTGCCGATTTTTCCATCAAGTATAGGCTTGAGAGCAATAAAAGACTCAATGATATCAGGAGTGTACCCATCTCTATAATCCTCTTTGTTGTCGAGATATTTTTCGATGATCTCATGGACCGAAGTGCCACGTGTTGCGGCACGGTGTGAGATACGGTTCGCTTCCTCTTCACCCACTTTCTTTCGCCAGGCAGCGATAGAATCCCTTGAGAGGATTGACAGTACAGTAGTAATAGATGGAAGGTCAACACCTTCGGGAGTCTTGTATTTCCGACCCTCCTCAGTGGTGACCGAATCCATCTCGTTTAGTTCTACAGCAACATGTTCAAACATTATTTGTTCACTTCTACAATAACCTCGTTGTCGATGATTTCGATCTTGGTAATATATTTACGATTCTCAACGACACGACCGAGGCAAATAGCAGGTCCGCCACCAGGATCAAACCAATTGATCTTATCACCCGTTTTACTAATTCGATGATGAGAGAACATATCTATGTCCATGATAAGTTTATATTTCCTCTCGCCAACCTTTTCCCAACTGTAATTATTCAAAGTTGCTCCAAAACTTTTAGCACATTCTCTGGAGAAGAAACTCCATACGGGTCATAGTCGCAGTTGTCCATGATTCCCTTTTCTGGGAGGAATGCTTCAATCACACCATCACGGACAATCATAGCATATCGCCAAGAGCGCATACCGAATCCAAGGTTGCTCTTATCCACGAGCATACCCATCTTCCGAGTAAACTCCCCGGAACCATCAGGCAGTACCTTGACATGCTGAAGTTCTTGTTGCTTTGCCCATGCGTTCATCACAAACGAATCATTCACAGAAAGGCAGTAGACATCGTCAATACCGAACTTCTCAAACTCACCATCAGCGATTGCCTTCTCAAATCCAGGCAGTTGGAAGGTTGAGCAAGTAGGAGTAAAGGCGCCAGGGAGCGAGAAGACAACCACACGGCGGGGGTTCTTTTGAGAACCGAATACCTTCTCAGAAGAGAAGTATTCCCAGCGGAAGGGATTCGGTCCATTGATGCTGTCATCTCGCACCCTGGTCTTAAACTGTACTACAGGAAGGGTTAAACCACGATTCATATTATATTCTCCAAAAATGGTGCGGAGGGGTCTCCGCACCGAAAGAAGTTAGGCAGCGAGAGCGAACTCAACTGCTTTCTCTGCTGCCTTGATCTTACGAGTCTGGTTAATTCCGAACCAAGCAGAGTTGATTCGAGCATCAGTCGTACGACCAAGTTCGTGGTCCGTAAGGTATGTTACCGAATTCAGAGCAGACCACCACGTACCAGCTCCGAAGTTAGCACCAGGTTGAGTCTGAAGAACTTCAAATGCTCGCTTCCCAGTGGTCGTTAGATCATCAACAATCTTGACTTCCTTCTTATCGTTTGCACGAGGGAAGATCTGATTGTAGTATTGAACCAAAGATTCCATATTGAATCGTTTGGTAGAGAGAAATTCTGCCATCTCGCGATACTGAGAGAACTTCTCGCTTGCAATCCCAAGAGTTTCCTTCACCTTATCAGGATCGAAGGCACTACGGTGATTTAGGCGAACACTGTTCGCAACTTGCTGATTCAGAGACATGGTCAGCGTGTTATTACAAACCACACGAATCGGAGTGAATCGAATGTCAACACACTTGCCGTATTTATGAGGGTTAGAGAAAAGTAGATAAGAGTCTACCTGATCACCCCCAAGAATATCAAAGGACTCTTTGATCTTGGCGAGTGCCCAGACCACGCGACCTTCCTCAAGCGAACCTGCAGTATGCATTTCCATGTCGCCTGCAAGGCAGTATTCATTGAAGAAGTCAAATGCTTCCTCGTTCTGAACAGGTTCCCAGTTGTCACCGACCATCGGGGCAAGAACCTTGCTATCAGAAGAACGCACCAGAGCATTCGTTCCGGTTGAGATAGTATCGCCTTTGTGGCGGACGACTGTCGGAACCTTCTCTACAGTCCAATCAACTCCTGCCTTCTCCATCATTTGACGAGGAGTGAGATCATTAGAAACTGGTACACCGAGACCGTGCCACGGAACTTCACCAGCGTATGCCATCGTTTCAACCATATGTGCCATAATGTATATCCTCAGTTTAAAAATAAGTACTACTGTTTAAAGATAATAGTATAACGTTTTAAATATAAAAAGTCAAGTTTTTTTACAGTTCTCGGAACAACGTCGTAAGAAGCATGAAAAGAGAAACGGCATTGAGCATAATCAAAGCACGGTCTTGCCAGATGATCGAAACCCACAACCAAAGAGCAATACCGACAGTCCCAAGTGAAATGTCATACAGACGATACTCCACCCCAGCAGATCGCATCGCCAAAGACATCATAACAATGACCGAAGCTGCCCACTTTAGATACCAGTCGAAATTTTCTGGATACCACTTTTGATCAATCTTCTGTTTCACAATCTTCTACACCCTCAGAATCAGAGATAATTTGGAGTTGATCACCAAAGGCAACGGGGACTTGGTCCTGAATCGCGATCGGATCAGAATCCACTTCGTACTTATAGACTTCATAGAAGTCACCGATTTCAACGTAAGGGCGTACGCCATCAGAAAGAACGTACTTGCAGATCGCAACAATTGCGTCTTCGACTGAAGAATAGATTCCAATCGGAACACCACCTTCGTCTTCCACTCCAACCATTGCAAGATAATTAATCATGTTCATCGATCAAACTCCTCAACCAGTTCCTCTGCATTCTGTACGAATTCTTCGCAAGCACGGAACAGATCATCAAAAGCAAAACGTTCTTCTCGACTCATATCTTCAAGAAATTCCGGACCTTCCTGCATTGCTTCTAGTACTTGCTGCAGCGCGGACAAAGTGTTCTCACACATGCAGTAACTCATGTTAGGGTAGTTCATTGATTAATCTCCACGTTCACAGAGAAGTTGACCGTATAGAACTCAGCGAAGACTCGGTCCGGATCAGTCCCAGTATCGGACAACCAATTTTGGTAATCCCGCATCCTGCTGAAGACTTCGATAACATCATTGGTATCGCGGTCCTGCACTACGATAACGCCACCTTCAATAATCATGCTGCCTCCTTGTACTCATCAAATCCGAAACGCGCAACCTCGTAGGTCTTGCCCTTGAAGGTGATCAAGTCACCAGTCATCATGGAACGCTCGCCGAAGATCTTGTAGATCTCGACACCATCTTCGCTCCCAGAGACCTTCTCGACGGGATGCTTACCGACGAACTTGACATTCGGGGAGTAGTCGAGGTTCTGCAGACCCTCACGCTCGTCGAGGCATCCTTCGAAGTTGGGACCGAAGGACCAGGACCCACGGATATTCTGAAGCACGCAAAAGACGTGTTCTAGAGCTTGATAAGTATCCAAACCCCTGGGGACTTTGATCTCAGCAACTCGCTTGACATCACCGTTGCGCTGTTGGAAGTATGCGTATGCTTTCATTTCATATCCTCTTTATCAATTTACAGGGGTATTGTACCCCCCAGAGGAAGAAAAGGCAACAACTAAATTTCGTTTAAAAACAAGGGGTTAGGTGAGGGAAGGGGTAAGTCATTGATTTTAAAGGAAAACTTTTTTCATAAATCTTTTCAATAACAAGGGCAGGATCGATAGCCAAAGACTATAAAAAGACCTCTGCCCATATTATAATTGTAACAAGAACAATACTTATAATACTAACTCTATCAATCATATTATAAAACCTTTCAATTCTTTTATCAATATCATTATCCATCAGATAAGGGATTATCTAATGCTTTTTGTAGAGTATCCCTTAAATCAGTATCAAGTTTTTGCATTTTATAATCAATTCTATCTTCGGTATTACGCATAGTATCGCGAACATCTTTTTCTGTTTCGCGATTTATATCTGATAATAATCTCAGCCTATTATCAATTTCATCTTGTACTGTTTTAACTCTATTACTGGTTCTTTCAGTTACTTGCTCAATTCTAATTATATCATCCTTGAGACTGTTTTTAATATCGCGAGTATAATCAATTGCATCATCAAGTTTTCTTTCAATAGCAGTATTACGTGCTTCTATTGCTTCAATATCTAATACTTCTAACTTCTCTGCTATTTCTTGAAATGCTTTATAAGACTCAAATGCGCCATATAAAGTTCCCAATATTGTGGATATTAAAGCAAATGCTGCGCCTATTGTTGTAGGCGTCATCGAAATACCAAATAAGGTAAACTTAGTATTCTTTAAATTCTCTACTTCATCATCAAAGTTTTCTAGACTTTCGCCTAAATCTTTGTCTGACATTTCTATTCCTCAAACTGCAATCTTCTTAGTTGCGCGATCTCCTGTTGTAATTTCATCACTTCAAGTTTACGTCTTTCTAATTCTAATTTATAAAGCAGATTACAATTTAATCGCTCCTTTGGTGCACCAATTGGTATATTGATTCTACCATATACCCCAACATCACGAACAAAGTTATTGCTATACTGTCCGGTAGCAGGGTCAACTAGAAACTGTTGGTTGGAGAAAGGATCTTGTTGATTTAAAAGTCCAACCACACCAAACTCAACATTTGTAGATGATCCAATTGCTGCCGAACATTCTAAATCTCCAGCGCGAATTCTATCCTGCTGAAAACTTTGTGGACTTTGTGGGATTGCCAGATTCAAACTATTCTGAGCAAACGCATTTCCACATACAAATAATAAAACCAATAATATTAATTTCATTTTATTTTTGAGCATATTTGCGAAGAGACTAATGTCACTCCGCCAGTACCCTTCAGTAATTTAGATTTAGAACAGACATATGTAGCAACATCTCTGTCCTCTTCACGAATGAATATTTCAATCTTCTTTCGCTTCAAATAATCAACATGGACTATTCTTTCCTGTGCTGCAAACTTTAGTGGATTAAAGTCCTTGTCATATACTGCTATTTCGTAATACTTTACATCATTCCTATTATTAAATAGTTCCATCCTAACTTTGAGTATACCCTCAACATATGAGGTCTCTAACTTAGGATAAGTCGGTAACCACTGGTGGGCACTTGCGTACCCACACAGGGTTAACATCACTGCAATCATAATATAGCGCATTTAATTTACAGTGCGATACAGTCTGCACTTACAACCGCACGGTAGGTTCCTGCAGGGAATGCTTTACCTACACCGTAGTCTGCAGTCGATTCAATCTGAAACCATGTACTGCCTGCAATCGTTAGATCAACTTCTGTAACGTTGTTAAATTCAACTTTGTTTGTATCATATGCGGACATGCCAGCATCGGTAACTTCTGCAACTGTTACTTCACCAGTCCAGGTTACGACGTCGGATAGTCCTGGACTCTCAGAGAAAGACTCAGGGTATGTGATTCGTGCTTTGTAGAAGTTTGCTTGTAGCACATCATAACGGACGATGGGCAAAACGCCACCGTCTGCAGGTGCAGTGCTGAGTTCGCTGGGTGTTGGGTTACCATATACTCCGACAGTGTCTGTAGTAATAACACACTTGGACGCTACTGTCCCTGTGATCATTACTTCTTCTGCTGCTGCATTCATCCCAATAATTGTCGCCAAAACAGCGAGGGATTTCTTGAACATTAACTGTTCTCCTTAATTGTTATACTGCGAATCTACCATTTTTTCATGAAGTAGTTGTTGCGCGAAACCAACCCTCCTTCCTCTTTTGTTGTCTGGTATGTCACCACCTTTCAGAACAATCTTTTCCTCATATTTATTATCTGGGATACTTTGATAGTAGGATTGAGGGATAAAATTCATGTTAATAAGTTCTGCTGCTTTTGCCTGTGCTTCTGCAGTTAGTAGAGCAGTATTCACGATACTCAGGATAGATTCTAGTCTATCTTCTTTCTTTCCTTCCGCCATTGCTCTTCGCTGTTGACGAAGTTCTTCGTCTTCATCTCTTAGGTTTGCTTTACGATCAAGTTCGTCTTGTATTAGAGAATCGTCTAATGGATCGTAAACTTTAACCTCTTCCATCATCATTTCAAAGGGGTCTTGGTATCCGGGACAGGAAGGATTAGATTGAGGATCAAAACAAGGTTCAAACTGAAAGGAGTAAAAGACAGAGGCATTGGTCACGGTTCCCTTACCCTCGACTTCTATTGAACCATCACCCCACAACTCACCAGGTATGTTATTAACAGGAACAACTTTGTTGATTGTGTTGCCTGGGATGCCTGACCAGTCATCTGTTTCGCGAAAGATAAATCCAGGAGCGTCAACGTTCTGATTCTGAACGTGAACGAGCATATCATCTGGGGTTTGTTTAACTGCGGTATATCGGTAGATGACGTTACTTACAGTAAGTCCTGCCTGTTGCGGTAGGACATTTTGCATAGTCCAGTTTAATCCAGAAGCTGCTGCATTTTGTGTTACGTCAAATACTTCTTCAGAGTAGGAGTAGGAACAACAAACTAGCAACCCCAGCGCCACCAAGCAGTGTTTGAGTACTCTGATCCATTCCTTTCTCATCTTCTTTTGCTCCCGGTTGCTGGTCTTGATTCACAACCCACGCTGCTTTAGCATCTTCGCCGATCATTCCGTCATAAGGACAAGGAGTTCCTGCCATCAGCATGGCATCAAACACTCGCTTGTCCTGACACATTGTTGAAACTGCTGCGACCTTCATACCCATATCGTACAGAGTTTTGGACAGTTTCAATCGTTCGCAGTTCTCGTCAGTTACTTGAGTCCCCGTAGAGATACCGAGAATCTGCGTTTGAATTGCTCCGGCAACACCAAAGGTACAAAGATCAGAGTTGCTGGTATTAATCGTAGGTGAGATAGCAGAGGGAGGAGGCGACCTAAGTGTTGTCGTCGTATCCGACTGCGTTGTCACCGTGCTGTTTGTGGTCGCCTCGGTAATAATCGGATCAATTGCATTTTGACCATAGATTAGCGAAGGTAACAAAATTAAAGCAAGGATTAATTTACGCATAACAATACCAATAATTTTCTTTTATTTATAAACATTCTCGTTCAGAATAAATTTTAGTTTGTTGCACTGAGAACGCATCCCTGCTTGAAACCCTTCGGTAAATCGACTGTCATCTTGCCAATACGGTTGAGCAATCTTCAGTGCATTCTCGTGCGAGACAATATGGTTCTGTAGATCACTCACGAGATTACGAAACATGAACTCCCAGTCTAAATTTTTTTCAGAGCATCCGGTCGACATCGAGAAATTCCTTTATTGAATCAACAATCTTTTCTTGATCATCTGAATTAGAATTTTCCATATACTCAGTATATGGCATTAGAGAAAAATTAGTAAGTAAGTTTCCATACTTCGTTTCTCTCCCCTGAATAAATTTTTCTGATTGCTCAGACCCTCTCGCCTCGTAGCGACACATTAACGTTTCTTTACTTGCTTTAAGGACACATATATGAGTCGTTGCTTCGTCAACACAAAGTTCTAGGAAAGACTGATTAAAGAGTCGATCGCCCTCAAATAAAATATTGGAAGTGGTTTCTTTTACAAACTCAGATGCCTTTGGTTGGACTGCCATGCTAAGACGGTCTGTCCCCCAAGCATATCCTTCACCATCATAGTAAGGAGCATATTTACCTAA